GCTTGTAGCGTCTTCGTCTAATCCTTCTTCAAGTACTCTATTAGCTCTAATCATCCTTTTTAAAGTCTGTTTATCTTCGTCATTTTTAGCCCATTCAAAAATCTTACGGAGTTTTTTTGTATGTTCGGCTTGGCAATCCTCAATTAAACTCATTAAACACATTATGAGATCGTTCTTGTGCGGATATGTATAATTCTCGTCTGTACTGTTCATCTACCCCCTCCATTCGGTTTGTAAATTATTGGTTTCTCTTCGTTGTTTTCAAAATGTAGTTCAAGCGTCACTTTGTTTTTTGTGGTCACGTACTCAATCGCACTTTGGAATCTGTTGTAAACGCTATCAACATAAAACCTTGAGCCTGTTAGGATGATTCTGTTGTTTTTGGGATCTTCACTAACTCGAAATTTATCAAACCAAGCGTTAAGGCTATGATGGCCGGTTTTTTCCGGCAGGTAATTCAACAGGTCATTTCTGAACTTAGTCCATTGGTGATAATACTGCTGGATTTGAGGCTTTACCAAAATTTCAGTCTTGGGTTGTGCTATTTTTAATACAGCAGAAGAAACGATATTAATTCCCTCCCCGTAAACCAAGCGTATACAGGTTTTAAGACGGTCTCTATCAGTTGTGTTCAAGCTAAATCCGTTGCTAAGCTGGACACCGAGTTTATTCTCGTTTATCGGGATGAACTTGCAATTTTCCATGATCTCATCGGACTTTACTCCGCCAAAACTTTTAAAGATTGCCCCGCTTAGTTCAAACTCCATGTTTCGCTCTGGTTCTAGGGGTATTGGGTTATTTTTCATAGGCGTAACCTCTTCATGTTTTTTGGTTATTTCGGGGACAACTGTCGACGATTTCTCGACAGTTGGTCTTTCATCGCATTGGGTCAGCAAGTTGGCTAGTAAGGGAATGTCCTGCAAAAGATTAAGCCCACTGCTGGGCCTTAAGTTTCTATGGGATTGGTACAATTCTTTCTCTTCGGTCAAAGCCTGTGATTCCAGTTGTACGCTTTTTCCGTACGGTTGCGCCTCGAACTCGTGACAATTTGTCACAACCTCACTTGCCTCAACATGGATTTCTTCTGTTTGGTAAACCTTGGCTGGCTCCGTAGGATAGCCAGTAGCCAAGGTTGGTATCTCGGTGATTTCTTCTTGCGGTGTTTCCTCGGGTTCAGAAAAACTTTTTATTTTTAATTTTTCATTATTCGAAAAAGAAGAAGAATAACCTAAAGGTTCTTCTTCTTTTTCTTTATCATACATATATGTGGAGCTTTTTTGCTCCACCCCTGGAGCATTTCCGCTACAGCTCATTAGCTTAGCTTCATTAGGTTTTGAAGGTGTATTTTGTAAGATTACTATATCTTCTAAATTCAATATTTTATGAGATTCTAATGTGTGCCAAACCTCATATACATTAGAATAAGATTTTCCTTCATGAATGATTTCTGAATGAAATTTAAACTCAAAAATATGTTTTATTTGGTTTCGCAAACGAGCATTTTGATGCCTCTCTTTTTGAGTAACTTTTTTAAACCAATAAGGTGATAAAAAAACTGGACGATCGTTATTCTTATGCAACTCATATTCTAGTTTACTGCAAAGCTTGGCCGCCGTGTCTGATATCTTTTTAGTATTATCGTTTGCTCTCCATATGTCATACCAATCATCGTCAGTTTTAGTATAAGCTTTTACAACATTACGTTTTTTGTATGAACTAATATAAACAACATTACTTTTTTTCTTACGAGATGCTTTTTGATTATTAGAGGCTATCTGCATGATACACCTCCTCTAATGGTATAAAATAGTTCAGGATTAGAGGCTCTTTTTTCGCCATCTTCGCTAAATTCAATGATGTAACAATAGTTATATTTCTTGCCTTCAAAACGTGCTATTCTATGGTACTTGTAACTTATGAAATCTTTTAACTGTTTTAGTAGGTTGCTATTTTGATCCACCTCCTTTCCCGTGATATCACGAAAGAAATCTTGGTTTACACAAATCATCCTATTTTTCTTTACTAATAGCATTGAGATTAAATTGGTAAGCATTATTAAAGCATTATCAGCAAGTAGCTTTGAAGGGTCATTTGAGCGAGTGGCGCATTTCAAAAGCATAATTTTATCAAAAATTTCTTGACCTCGGGTTTTTCCCGGTATAGTTTTCATATGTGAAGACCTATTATTAGATTAATTAAGTTTGTTGAAGACATAGCTTTTTATTGACTATTTAGTAGTTTTTCATCCAGCCACTATTATGGGTAATTTTGGTTAGGTTTTTTCATGATGACCTCGATAAAAAGAAGATGAGTTTATGCATTTGGTCTCATCTTCTTTTTATTCCCCCCTCTTTTTTAATTTTTTATCTGCAATGGCTTTTTTTCTAATTTCCCTTTCTTTCTCAATAGAGAGTTTTAATTGTCTAATACAGACGTCCATCTCATCTATAGACTCCGCTAATTGATTAAGTAACACCCTAGTCTTTCTTAAAACAATCTCCAGCTCGTAACGGAGCTGCGTACATTCTTCAGAAGAACAGTCATCTATCGACATTTTAATAAAATCAAAGTCACCATTAGTCGTTGCCCACTGATAAATGCTTGATATAAATTTGCGTGTATCTTCAATTGTAAAATTCATTTTTCTTCTTCAATTCATCAATTAAACTCAGCAAAGTAACTACATCGTTAAAAATAGAAGGAGTTGGATTACTATCTTGCATCATCATCCTCTTAAGACGGCTTGCTACAGTCTCTACGTCATCCATATCTAAAAGCTTTCTCATGCAACCTCCTCGCATAAAAACTCAAGCTCTTCAGCTAAGTCTTCTAATTTATCAAGTTTGGTTATCCATTCCTTTTCTCGAAGATCCGATAACTCAAGAGAGTCGATTTGATCCCTCAATTCTTCAAAAATTTTCTTAATATTCTCTATTTTGTCTTTCATAAAATACCTAAATGCTCTTCAAAAAATCTTGTATCCATTTCCACGTATTTAACACATGTACCATTCATCACTCCCCTCAAAACTAATCCTACCTTTTCTAATTCAACAAAGGCCTGTCTTAGACTTTCATGGGTGTATTTAAGTTTTTCTTCTAAATCTGGATAATTAAACTCAAATTTTTCCCTAGATTTTTGTATCGATATTTTTAACAATTCTCTATATAAACGCTGCGCTTTTAAACTTAGATATTTTTCCAAACAGTTAGTAATAATTAGATAATCGGCTAACATAGTAAAAATTTCTTGCATAGCACCTATTCTTTGGTATACTGGGGCGTACCCCTTGTTTTATTAGGTGGTAGAATTAATGGATTATTAATACTTCCTAGCTAATTTATCGCGGCGGTATAAAAAAAGCGGTGGTGTCTTTGCTTTGCTTTGCTTTGCTTTGCTTTGCTTTGCTTTGCTTTGCTTCCCCTCTTTTTTTGTTGTTAACAGACCCTTCGTTTAGGTCTCTGTTTTTTTGTTGTTAAAAGTACGAAAAGGGTTGCAAAGCTTTAGAGCCTTGAATCTTTTTGTTTTATCAGTTTAGGTTTAGAATCGGGCCTGCCAGCATTCATCTAAAACTAAATATTTTACACATTAGCTCCCTATTACAAAATGGGGAGCTTTTTTCTTTTGTAGATTTTTTTGATTTTTTAAGGGGGAAGAGGGCGTTGCATAATATCGATTATGTAATTCTTAAGTATATCCCTCTCCCCTCCCCCAAAAAATCTAAGTCCCTATAAATAAATGTTTTTTCGATAGTATTTGAAGTTAATTCTTCTTGCAAGCTAAAATTAATCTTCTTTTTTTAATCCTTTATCTCGGGATGTTGCTCAAGATAATAATCCCTCAGCGGTATACTACCAGCTTGCATAATATGATCGTAATTTTTACCTTTATCATACGCTTTTGTTTTTAGAGGAATAAAAATATCTTCATTTTGTACTTGTTGTAAGAGTTCTTTTGATTTTTCTTGTACATCGTAACGAGTCTTAAGTTGCATTAAATCTAACTTTTCAACTAATTTTTCTCGAACAGTTTTAAAGAATTCTTGGAACTCTACGTCTTTTAGTAAAGTTTCGGCATATATTGTTAGACCCAATGGGCTTTTACCAACAAAAATTTGTGGTGCATTTTTTTGAAATTCTTGTAAAGCCGATACGTATTTTTCTAACATACTAACTTTTTCAATTGTTTTTTCTAAGTTCACAATTTTTTCCACATACTTACCTATCTTTAATGCAAATAACATTAAAGTTCCTACTACTCCTAACAGACCAGATAAACTTGGTATAATTATACTTTCCCAATTCATATTAGTAACCTACCCTTTTTTAATACTTTATCTTGGATTTAAACTATAAATGTATTTTTCAACAAAATCCCTAAAACTACTAATACTATAGCCATTAACCATTTTACATTAGTATTAATGATACCTATATCAAACTTTAACTCCGATATAGCCAAAGTAAGATCATTTTTTGTAACTAACTTATCATCTTTATTATTTACAATATCAACGATAGCCTCGGCCGTCCCTTTCGAAACGCCTGTGGCGATAATTTTTTCTATTGCTCTGTGTGTATCAAAATATGCCATAATATTACCTTTAATTCTCTTTTAAGAGTCAGTCCCCTTGTTATTTTCTTTTTTAGTATCTTATTCTTGATTATCATAATCATAAATAACTATACTACCACCTATAGTATTAGTCGAAGAGACAAGATCTGGACCATCATATGTAGCTGATGTTCCATCTCCATAATCAGTAGTTACTATTGGATCATATGGCCCTCCCAAACAAAAAGTTGGTGTAATTAAAAATAAAGCTAGCACTATAGAAAACTTTTTCATAAAAACCTATCTTAGTAAAAATATTACGTATACATCACATAAGCACTATGATATGTTTATTTTAAAATATTTGTCAATTAAAAATATTGATATTGTTCAATTATTTTTATATGATAAATAAATATTATTTTAAATTAATAATTATGGAAGACAAAGACAATACTAACAATCTAGCAATGTTTGAAGATCATAATATACGTCGTATATATGACAAGAAAACTGAGACATGGTTTTTCTCTGTAGTAGATGTGATTGCAGTTTTAACAGCACAAAACGATTATAAGGTAGCACAAAGTTATTGGACTACACTTAAAAGTCGCTTAAAAAAAGAGGGCAGCGAGTCTGTCACAATTTGTGACAGACTGAAATTGACGGCGGCGGATGGTAAAAAATATTTAACAGACGTAGCTAATGTTGAGACATTATTCCGTATTATTCAATCTATACCCTCCCCTAAAGGTTATGAAATCATATTATGAATGATATAGAAAAGAAATATTATCAAACATTTGAATCTGTCCGTAAGGTTGATGATAAAGGTCATGAATATTGGTTAGCTAGGGAGTTAGCCCCTTTACTTGAATATCAAAAATGGAGTAATTTCTTACAGGTTATTATAAAAGCAAAAATAGCTTGTACCCAAGCTAAATATGTGGAATCAGACCATTTTGCTGAAGTCAGCAAAATGGTTGATATCGGGTTAGGAGCACAAAGAAAAATACGAGATATTAGACTGTCCCGATATGCTTGTTATTTAATCGTGCAAAATGCTGATCCTTCTAAAGCTGTAATCGCTAATGGACAGACGTATTTTGCTATTCAAACTCGTAGGCAGGAGTTACAAGACGAAGCTAGTTTTACTCAGTTATCGGAAGATGAGCGCCGTATTGTCTTACGTCATGAAATGACAGAGAATAATAAAGCCCTAACAGCGGCAGCAAAAGATGCTGGTGTTATTACTTCACTTGATTATGCAATATTTCAAGATCATGGATATAAGGGGCTCTATGGTGGTATTGGAGCAAAAGAAATACATGGGCGTAAAGGTTTAAAGAAAAATCAGAAAATCCTCGATCATATGGGAAGTAGTGAACTTGCAGCTAATCTGTTTCGAGCTACTCAGACGGAAGAAAAGCTAAGACGCGATCAAATAAAAGGAAAAATAAACGCTAACCATACTCATAATGAAGTTGGTAAAAAAGTACGAAAAACTATAAAGGAATTAGGGGGAACAATGCCAGAATTATTGCCCACTCCTCATAAAAGTATAGGCCAATTAGAACAAAAGAAACTAAAATAAAGGAAAAACTATGAAAGACAAAGAAGCATACATAGATAAAATCTTAGAAGATGTTTTTAGTTTACCAGCTCCTAAAATAAAGGAATCAAGAAAAGAGCATATTTCTGAGTTTATTAGCAGTGCCGTTAACGGGGATACTATTAATGCTTATATAGTTATTGACGTACAAATAGATAACAAGCCTGGAATTTATATTTACATATTAACAAATAACAAACTAATTCAAATTGGAATCGACATAAATGGAAAAATAGAATCATTAACCTTTATTTTATCTCAAATATTTAAAATTGAAAGAAAATTGACAGATGAAAACAGGATGGAAATAGAAATATCTTTTGCAGATAATTCAGTAGGTCTTAGATACCCTGGGGATGACAAAAATATCAATGAGTTTTTTCAGAAAATCGAGCAAGTATGGGTAAATAGAGGTCAAGGTGGCACAAAATAAAGAACCTTTTAATAGGCTTAGCGACAAACTAGAAAATACAAAAGAAGATTTACGTAAACTTATTGATGAATGTGTAAAAAAATCGGATTACCAGGATCAACAAAAATATTATGCAACCAAATCTTTTGCCTTAACTCTAGGAGGAACATTAGTTGCTTTTTTGTGTTCTGCTTATTGGCTTGTGACTCCTATTATAGTTAAAAATGAAAACAATCAATTTATGACTACATTAGAAGAAATAATAAGAATATTAAAATACGATAAATACAAAATACAAAGTCCACAAAAGTAAGTTAAATTAAAATAAAAGGAAAAACTATGAAAGACAAAGAACTGCTCATGAAAGCTATCGATAATCTAGATATTTACGTTGCGACCCGGCGTGCTACTTTAAAAGCTTTAATAGATCTTTCTGTTGATGGGGTGTCCTCAATAAGTCCTACTTCTTTATCTAGATTAATTAAAATAGGTAGAGGCATTATATATAATAATTTGCGAATTCTAGAAGAAGACGGCTATATAAAAAATATAGGGAAAGCCAGAAATAGAATAGGTTTATATAAACTAAACGAAACAAAACTAGAAGAAATAATTGAATTACACAAAAAGAAACTTAAATATTTTTGACGTTATACTAAAAAATAATTGACAGTATAGCTTTTCTCCCTTATACTAACCTCATAACTAACTTATGAGGTCACTATGAAATATCCACCATCATTCTTAAGTCCACTATTAGCACAGGCAAAATTACGTTTTTCTGGGAATAATAGTGGCGGATCAACACCGCAACATAGTATAATTGCAACCAACCATTGCAGTAATACTATGACAAATAACTCTAATATCTCCGAAATACCTACTTTCCACCAAGTTAAAGAAGAGGAGCAATATACTGATATAGGCTTACCTCTTTCTGAAGTGGTAGCAACATTTGCTCGTAAAGCAAAAAGCATATATGAGAATTTTGAAATATCTAGCCGAGGGCAAGCGACATTAGAAAAAGCTGATAAGTTTGGTATTGAGTACGATCCTAACAACATTGATTTTCTTACCGTGCTTGCCAAAGTGCGAGAATTTGAGAAAGTCATAGCTCGAGCAGAAGAGCGTGGTATAAATTGGAAGCACTTTGGTTATCACACAATCACTACTTTAGGACTGAACTGTATTGAACAAATAGTTGAGGACGAAGAAAGAGAGGAAGAGGCTATTTATAGAAAACAGTCCTATTTAGACTTTGCCACAACTCGTGGCTTGGAGGCGTAGTATGACAAAAGAACCAAAAGAAATGTTTTCAGCAGTATTTGAGAAATATGATAATGCTTCTGAGGCGCATAAAAGAAAGACACATTTTAGTGATGTGAGAAGTCGAGAAGGAGGAATAGTAAAAAAGTATATAGTATTTGATGAAAAAGTATCCTCTACTATACCAAAAGAGTTAAGCTTAGGCGAATTTGTAGCATTTTTAGCTGATATTGAGTTTAAGAATATTCAGTTTTTAAATGTATTTGAATTAAATGGAGCATAATTTAAAGAGGAAATATGCAGTATTTAGAAGCGTTATTTAAAGATATTGAAAAAAGTAGCAATAAAACTAATAAGATTTGTCGAAAAGCCTGGGAAAAGAAAACTTGGATAGAAGGCGGATCTCATGGCACAATGCGTCATTATACTAGCGAAGCTGATTGGACAGAATATAAAGCTGATATCGAAATGTTAGAAGATGATTGGGAAGTATATCATAATGTAGAAAGTAAATCTTTATTTACAGCGGTATTTGACAGATACGAGTACGGGAAAGAAGTACTCCGGAAAAAAACTCATTTCCGTGATGTTAGAGTAAGAGAAGGAGGCCTTGTATCTCGGAAGCTAGTTTTTGACGAAGATGTTTCAAGTAAGATAGTTGGTCATTTAACATTCGGCGAATACGTTGCTTTTCTTGCAGATATTGAGTTTAAGAATATCGAATTTGAGTATCCGCATAAATTATCTAACGAGGTATTATGAGAGTAGAATTAGACAGAGAAGAAGTAATCGGCTTGCAAGAAACTGGGTTGCTCCAAAAAGAAATTGCAAAAAAGCTTGGTGTCACAGTGAAGACGTTATCTACTTTCATGAAAGTAAATGGTATCGACACTAGAAGGCCTACTAAGTACAAAAGAAAAGCCTTGTATGAAGAAGAAATAACTATCATTAATAGTGTCAATACTGGCTACACACATATGGCAATTGAAAAAAAACGAACTATTAAGAATGACGATAAAAACCTTTTTATTCCTGAAAAATGGAATTGGAGGAGTTATGCATAGTCAGGAAAAAGAGAATTGGCTCAAGGAGCGTAAAACTTACATTGGTGGTAGTAATGTTGCTGCTGTAATGCGTTTAAATTCATATTGTACAGCTGTGGGTATATATTTAGAAAAGATATCTCCTGAAATTGATTGCACGATGAGTGAAGCCGCAAAATGGGGAATATTACTTGAGAATACTATAGCTAAAGCTTACGAGGAAAAAACCGGTTTTAATGTAGAAATAGAACCTAATGTAATATATCACAAAGAACACAAGTTTTTAGCCGCTAACATAGATAGATGGGCTAACGGTAAAAAACATATCCTAGAGTGCAAAACTGCCGGCTTTATGATGGCCAAAGAATGGGGAGAAGAATATACCGATCAAATACCAGAAAGCTATTTATGCCAAGTTGCTTATTATGCAGCGATCTGTGATGTGGATAGAGTAGATATTGCAGTTCTAATTGGTGGGCAAGATTTTCGTATTTATACATATAATCGTAATAGAGAATTTGAGGAAAAGATTATAAAGATAGCTCAAAATTTCTGGACAAAGAATATATTACAAAAAGTACCACCAAAATGTATAAATCTTACGGATACAGCAGATTTATGGCCTAAAAGTAATGGAAGGGAAATATTAGCAGATGACCATATAATAAAAGAGATTCAAGAGTTAAAAATTATGCAATCCGAAGTAAAGCAACTCGAAGAAGCTATTATATTAAAAAAAGTAGATATCCAAGAATTTATGCAAGATTATGACGTTTTGTCAGATAGCAATGGTCGAATTATTGCAACTTGGAAAAATTCAAGCCCGAGGGTTGCCCTTGATATTAAGCGTTTGCAAGAAGAGCATAAGGATATTTACCAGCAATACGCTAAGGAGAAAGAAGGCTCAAGAATGTTTTTAATTAAATAAAAAGAGATAGATTATGAGTAACTTAACCACAATTAATTCATCAAATAGTTCATTAGATATGTTTGAAATGATGGACAAAGCATATAAATTCGCTGGAATCATGGCAAAATCAGATATCATTCCCGCTCATTATCGAGGCAAACCAGAGAATGTATTTATCGCTGTGCAAACGGCATATCGCATGAACTTAGATCCGATGCTAGTGATGCAAAATACTTTTACTATCAGCGGCAAACTGGGGATGAATAGTACATTTGCCATATCATTAGCTAATAAAAGCGGCTTATTCTCAAACGGTATTAGATATAAATCTGAAGGTGAAAATGATAATTTAAGGATTACCGCCTATACCAACCTTAAGCATACTAACGAAGAAATAAGTTATACTATAGGTATGAAAGAGGCTATCGCCGAAGGATGGACAAAGAATCCTAAATACAAGAGCTTGCCTACACTTATGTTGAGCTACAGAGCTGCAACTTTGCTTATTAGGACTCATGCGCCTGAAGTAATGAACGGTATGCACATGGTAGAGGAAATAGAAGATATTACGTTGAGCCGTAATGTAACTCCAAAAGCCCAGACTTTAAGCGCAAGATTAGATGATTTAATAAATGTTGAAGAAACAAATATACCTGTGGCAGCAAAACTTTCAAAACTAGTTTTAACTCACAATGTACCAAATGAGGTAGTTTATAAATGGTGTGAAAAAGCAGGCGTTTCCGCGCTCAATGAGTTAGATGACCAAAAAGCTACATCATGTATAGAATATATCAATAACAATTATATTAATGAAGCAGAAACCTTGAGTTGTAAAGATTTATAGTGTTTAAAACAGCAAAAACAATGCTAGCAAAAATATCAAATAAAGGAGATTAAAAATGAGAAGGGGTTGTAATGAAATTGATAAACATATAGGGGGTAAAATACTCTCACTAAGATTAGCTCTAGGACTTTCTCGTGATCAACTAGCAAAGAAACTTGACGTCACTCAGCAACAACTACAAAAATATGAGAAAGGTACAAATAGGATTTCTGTCAGTAGATTGGTTGTAATCGCAAAAGCTTTGTCGCAAGGCGTATCTTATTTCTACGAAGGGTTAAGTGATGATAATGAGCCTATGGTAACTCAACATCAACGCATGTGCATCGAAGTATCACGTAATTTTATGAAAATTGAGAGTGCTGTGCATCAAACAGCAGTCAATATTTTGATAAAGTCGTTGGCTAACAGGTCTATGGTAGATGTAGATACCCATTAGTGATTTTTAATGCGACGGTTAATTAAATATGTTAAGCTACAAATGATTTAGAGGTTAAAATTTAGGTAAATTAAAGTGCGTATTCAGTTCAACATCAATTACCAAAAAGCTCTAGAAGTTATTTTATGGGTGTTACATAAAGATAAAACTATCGATGTCTATAGGTTAATGAAGGTTCTGTTTCATGCCGATTTATTTTCTGTGAATAAATACGGAGCACCAATAACCGGAGATAATTATCTTGCAATGAAATTTGGCACTGTTCCTGATGTGATTTATAATGGCTTAATTCAAAAACACATTTTATACTTAGAAGATTCACAATTAGACATTAATTTAATACCTTTTGATCTAAAGGGTTATATGCTATTACCAAAAAGAACACCTAATATTGAGTGTTTATCAGAATCAGATATTGAATGTCTAGAATTAGGCATCAAGGAATATACTGGCTTGTCATTCGAACAAGTGAAAAATAAAAATCATTCTATTCGCGCCTGGAGAGAAACGTATCATAATACGCCTAATAGCTTTATTGATTGGTATGATCTTATAGAAGAGCAATATCTTAAAGACGATTTATCAGATGGATGGTCTGAGCACATGGTAATTTAAATGTTATTGAAGGCAGGCGACATAATACATGCTTATATTGAAGATATTTATCCGCCAAAATATAAGTACTTATTATGCGTGCATCCTGAAAGAAAATTATTTTTAATGATAAATACTGAAGAGCGTGAAATGTATAGATGTATTTCTATCAAATCTTCTCATTATCAATTTTTAAAAGGGAAAGACAGGTTTATTAGTTCTAATAAATTTTTTACTATAAATGACATGACCATTAAAAATAGTAAAATTTTAGACGGCCTCAATAATGAAGATAAATTGCGTGTTTACAATAAAATACAAGAAGCACCAAAGATTTCCAAATCCGACAAAGTATTTAGCCAGATTTTACTAATTCTTGATAAATAAACTTAGTCAGTCAACTACTCCTTAGATACCAATCTATTTAAATCTTTCTTTGGATCTTCTTCTTGTTCTGGCGATAAATTAATATCATTACCAGTTACTAGTTTATTAGCAAGTTCTACGATTTCTTCATATAAATTATTGGGACCAAATATATATTTAGAAAAAATAACAGTACCTGTTAATATACCGAATATGAAAGACCAATTTATAATAATCAAAGCAATAAATAATTTAGATTCTGCAATGAAATTGGCAATACGCTCTCTAAGCATGCTCCCTCTCATTAAATAAATTTACCTCGGCCACCCTTCTATTAGTAAGCCCATGTGATATTTTACCCTTGATCTTATTGATTTTTAAAAATCCCATTTTAGCTCCTGTATAATCATTGTTGTTAATCTTTTGTAATAGTTGGCTACGAAGAAAATTACCACTCCCCCAGTTGTATACTAAGCTTACAAGAGCATCGAATTGATTCTGGTTGAGAGGGACTTTAACTAAAGTATTTACTGTGTTTTCAGCAATATCTGCATCTTGATCTAGCAATGCTAATGCTTCCTTTTCTGTAAGCATTGTATAAGTTTCGCCATTTTGGATAACATGACCATAACCTATTGTAGCTTTACCAGCTGGACATAAATACTTTTTAGAAGAAAACCCTTCGTATTTTTTAATTAACTCAAGTCCTTTTGATGATATTTTCATGTAAATTAGACTTCCATTATTTTTACAGGATAAGTAGCCTCTACCTGTTTCTTTTTCAAAATATACAAAGGGGTTTTTATCCCCTTAACATCTTCAATAGTAACAGTTTCATCTTTCCAAAAGCACAGAAAATCACATACATACTTAACATTAGCAGGCAAATGAAAAGGTACTTGTCTTAGAAAAAACAATAATTCACCTGATTTTTCAAGTAGTCTAAGCTCTCTGTAGCGCTTGGCCTCTTTTCTCGAGGCAAACTTAATACCATCAAGTTCTGTGGGAATTGCTCTGAATTTGTGTTTTAACACTACAAGCTAATCTCAAGTTTAATTTGTCTATTCCCCATAGGCTTGTCCGAATCTCTATCCAGATAATTCTTAATATTTTGGAAAACTTTATAAGTAATACGATTCGCTAACTCATCAGACAAATCATTACATTCCTCATGCTCTTCATGTTTATTTTCTCCTTCCATATTTGATCTCATAAAGTCAAATACAGGCGAAATATTAAACATGTTATTATCTATTTGTCTTGGCTTTTTAGAGGCAATAGTTTTTTCGCTCTTAGAATCTTCTAAAATTGGATTTATACTACGAGCATCATAAGGTTTATCCATCTTAGGAAAACGCTTTACCATAATTTCTTTGTGTTCAATCATTTTAGGTAGATTAAAGCTATTTTTATTTTGTTTATCTAAAAATGAATGAATAAGCCCATCAATTGATTTTTCATGACCACTCATAACTTTAGGCATAGCAATCCCTTTAATTAATGGGTTCGCTGTACGAGTATTATAAGGTTGTGCAGTTTGAGGAAAGCGTCTAACCATATTTTCTTTGCGTTCAGCTATTTTAGGCAAATTAAAACTATTCTTAGGTTGCTTATCTAAAAATGATCCCGCAATTTCTTTCATATCACTTTCATGAGATTTCATAAATTTGGGCATAGATATCCCTTCAACAAGCGGATTCTTCGTTTTTTTCTCGATTATCTTGCGTCTTATCGCGAATTCTTTAGCTCCTACCATGATTTATTACCTATTTATCTATTTAGTCGTTTTGAAATTACTCATCATTATTTCGGATTCCAAAAAGCAGCACGCTGAGCATCAGGTACTCTTGTGAATTGTCCTTGATATGTTTTCCAATCCTCAGACCCAAAGTATTCTCTACCAAGCCTCGCATTATCAGCCAAGAAGTCAGCTTCTGAGGGATAATTTCTATAAGCATACTGTTGATATTTATTCATTCGATTAAATTGTTCCATTGGACTCGCTGCCTTCTTTAAAGCATCTAATCTTGCTGCTTCCTCCGATGCTTTTTGTGCCAAGTTTGCATCCCAAGCTTTATTATAACCAGCATGTCTTGCAGAAGAATCTCTGGCTGCCTGACCCCAAATTTGCGAATAATTTCCGGCTGCTTGCACCTCTTTTTCAGCTGCTGCTAATTTAGCTCTTGCCGCCTCTACTCTCTTCCAATTAGCATCAGAGTTGCCACTCTTGGATCCAGTAGTATTCCACCAGTTAGTAGCTTCATCAGACTCCCTAGTAGCATCAAGGAACCTTTGATTCATTAAATCATTGCCTCTTTGTTTTTCAAATACTCCTAATTGCCCATATAAATCATTTATTGTTTTGTCTCTAGTATCTAACTCTGCTCTACGTGCAACGTTTTCTTTTTGTAACTCACTATAATTAGTATTTAATGCTGCTAATTGATCTAGACCTATCCCTCTGTTACTCAACCCCCTAAATACATCGCCTAAAGCTCCACTTCTAGCATTTCCTGCAATTACCCCTTTCATGTGAGGCCATTCCCAAGCAGCTTCGTTTTGATAGTTTTTATACAAATCTTCATTTTCAGCTTGTTCATTCCCCCATTTAGTAGAACCTAGCTTATTCATATCCCTAATCTTACTAAGTGTATCGCCAAACTCTTTTTGCCCCTGATCTCCATAGAGACCCAACTGCCGAAGATTAGAAAGTTGGCCTTGGTGCCCTAAGGTTAATTCAGATTTCAGTGACTCTTGTAGCAATTTATTTCTCTCTTCAAGAGTAGCCTTTGAAACTTCTCTAGCTCTTCTTTCCGCTTCCCTCATATGTTGTGGCGATCCGTATTGATTAGCTCGAATAAATTGATTATTAATAGCGGCTAAATCTTTTTTTAATTTCTGTTTAGCCTCGGACTCAAGGCCTTCAACGGCACCACGCATTCTCTCCGGTACTGCTTCCTCAGCTCTTTGTCCAACACCCCTATCCGTCATTAATTGTCTAAGTAACGCTTTGCGTTGGTCATAAGAAGTATCTTTAAATTTAGGATTGACAGCTTCTAAAGTACTGTGCGAGGCTAATATTTCCGGAGGAAGGTTTGCTACTAATTGCCCCTTATATGTAGATGGTGCAGTTCTTGCTTCGCCCCAGCTTCCTACCGGCGCAGATACATCTACACCGTATGCTCTAAGAGCTTGCAAGCCCTCTTTTCCCGACTGAGCTTGAATGTCCGGGTGCGATGATCCCATATCCGCACTTATAGGCCCAAGAGCTTCCCGTAGTTTTGCCATTCGGTTATATGGCGCAGCGGCCTCTTCGTTAAATTGATTTCTTTGAGCTTGATTAACTAAATTAGTATACCCATGCTTCTGAGCACCAAATTGCTCAAGCGTTCCGGTTAAACCCTCTCTACGAGCTTCTTTTTGAGCTTGTAATGCTTGAAGAGTTCTTACAAGCTGTTCATTACTCGACTGTTCTAAAACCCCACTTGCTCGACCTATATCTCCAAGCTCTCCTGAAGCTTCACGTAGCCCCATTTGAACATCTCTTTGACCCTTACCTCTAAACCTATCAATTCTTGGGTCGTATGACTCTCTAAATTGTTTACGCAAAGCACCTAGTATCCTATTGTCGCTAAAATCTTGTTGCCGTTGTCCTAACATCTCCAGTTGACGAGTTGGATCAATCCCTGCATTAGAACGATTTAAGACAGTCTCTAATTTTCGTGAGTATGGAGCTGGTTTTTTAGCAAAGTCTTCCTTTAAAGTTCTTGCTCTTTGGGTAAGGCTAGACATTGGAGCTACTGTTTGCCCCCTATATACTGGATAACTTAATCCTGAAAGTCTCGCTTGATCTTTAGCTAAAATTTTTGCCGCTTCATCAAGAAGTTCTTGAGGTGCCAAATCAGAACCATATCCCCTTCCATATTCACTACCCATACTAACCTCTTATTTTAAATAACTTGCTAACGATTTAGCCTTTGGCGGTAACTTATTGATTATACTACCTTTATGCTTACGTATTTTTTTTAAACCCATATCTAATTTTTTTGCACCGGCAGTATTATTGCCGTCTCCTAAATGAGCTACGACATCAGCAGGGATAACATACTCACCGTCAGAAAGCAGAGCTTGTATTTTATCATCTTGTCCGTTAGTGTCCCCTGCTATATAACGCCCTAGTCCTGAGGGATATTCCATTTCTTCGGCTTCATACATCATATTAGGAAGTATTGAACCGCCTTTTTTATAAGGTATAGGTTCGCCGCTAAATTCAGGATTATTATAATAACTTAGCCATTTACCATGCTTTTTATATTCTTCTGGAGTATTACTTTTTCGATACATAGGTTCGATATTACCTAGCCGCTCTTCTGGCAAGAACTTTTGACGAGCGATCCTTCTTCTCATCTGTTCTTCTGCCAGCAAATTAGCTTCCATACCAGCTCTATCAGCAGGGCTTAATCTAAGCGCCCTTTCTAAACGTTTTTGTTCATCCGCTAGTTGTTCTGGTGTTTTTTCTTTCTTTTCCTTTGGTCGGTTCATCAATTGGCCACCAACCGATGCTAAAGTCAAAAGATTTTCAGGTTTAGTCAGAAAGTCTTTACTGTTTCCTAGTAATTTATCAGTAAAACCCATTTCTCCTTGAGGATTAGTAATGCTAGAAGCGAGAGCACTTTGGGGAGAGCTACTCGCGCCCATATAACTACTCATATTATTCTCTCCAGGAGCAAGTAATCTTTCACCTCCAGACATGTTGCCCAAACCTAAAGAGGGTAATATAGCATTAACATTGCCATACTTAGTAAGTGCATGTCCAACATTTGTAGCTCCCATTGCGTTAGCTCCAGTGCCAATTAAACCAGCAACAGTAGGTAATGCAGCTCCCATTCCAAAACCCCGAAGAGCTGATTGTCCTGCATCCTTCCTACCTCGTATTTTTGATCCTGCTGCCCCTCCTAATGCTCCACCTATCATTCCGCCAACTCCTGGCAAAATCATATTACCTAATACAACGCCCGCTGCTGGCCCAACTACGCTTTTAAACCATTTCTTTGGATTAGAAAAAAGCCCAAATTGCGGCAATCCAGTTTTAGGATTAATCGTCCCGCTACCGCCCATATCTTTTAATATCATAGCTTCTAGCGGGTTTATATGAGCTAATATAGTGTCTTCACCCTTTCCTTGTTTTCTAATCATCTCAGCTAACATTGGATAAGGGCTATTTTCTGCTTTATTTTTTTTCTTTTTCACAGCTCCGCCATCAGCATAACTTACTGTATTGGGATTTTGTCTATTAGTATTAACAGCAGGAAATGATTGAGATGGCGGAGTGGGATAAGGGGCATTATTACCCATCATATTAGATAGTACATTCCCTTGAGCATAAGGATTCTGCCCATAAGAATTTTGCGGCATTTGATTAAGATATGTATCTGTATTTAATGGCATAACCGTATTTTGATAACCATTATTAAATCTTGTATCAAACATTTTGCTCCTCTTCTGGATTAGTTTCATTATTAACAATTAAATAGACGATCTTCGCCCATTCTTGCCAGTCCTTAAAGTCTTCTTTTTTAGTCCCTTGAACAATAGAAAACGGCGAAGGAACACTACTACGTGCAAAAACACCGGTTCCAACTACGGCAGCTCCCCATTCTTGCCATTTATTTTCATCTTGTAGAAGGGGTAGAAACGCATTAGGGCGATCAGATACTAAAGTAGCTGCCCAATTGTTTAAAGTTATATACTCTGGCCAAATTACTAACATTATCTTGCATCCCCCATACCGAGTAATAGTATTATGTGTCCCACTTCAAAATTATCTATCGATCTAAATGTAAGGCTCATATTGCGCCCTTGCACTCTCATATCAAGTTTGCCTGTATCCCTTGAAAATTGTACCGGTGCACTAGTAACTACTGGACTTTGAGCATATTCTTGCGTATTAACTAGAACCTCAAATCTATCCGGTACTCCAGCTGTAGTTACAAAATCAGGTTCTATTCTTTGCAAATCTACCCATCTATTAATGAATTGAGACGGCATTGAACCTCTATTTGGTTTGGGTGGAAATGCTACCCATGAAAATATAGGAGTAGTAAAAGATGAAGGAATAGGTGTTGGATTGTCAGCGCCTCCTGAAAACCCATTTTCTATAACACCAACTTCATGTCTCCAAATATTATTTGTGCCTAAATCGTTAACAAGAAATTTTCCATAGGTACTCATAAAACCAAAGTCAGGAGAAAATACGCCCGCAGTTCTAGAAATAGCCGTATCGTACCAAAAGTTCTCTCTTTTGTTGTAAACTATGGCTCTTGAATTGTCTCCAAGAACTCCTTTTACTGGGTAAAACCACCATATTTCACCATATTTTGTATTCTTTACGCCAAAAACTTGCTGGCGTCTTTCCATATCTATATTATCGTAAAAATAATTTAGATTCATTCGGTTATCCATTTCTTGAACAATGCCGTTATAAACAAAAAATCTATCAGTCCCAGGCCAGAAAAATAGCCCATCATACTCAACTACGCATTTACTAGATAAAATAGAAGAGCTAGTAGATATCACGTCATTTTTAAAAAGTACGGCGTCACCACCTATGTTTGTCGTGCGTACTACAGAGGATAATGTCCAAAAAAGAAGAGAAGGACTATTAGAACCACCACGAATTGGACGACCATAAATCACTTTGTCTTTCGATATTGTCAAAGACCCGCTGTCTCCCCCTTCAAAAATAAAAGGATTAGCTGATTGGCTATATTGAACCAGACCATTAGAGCCATATAAAAAAAGATAAGGTGCAGCAAAACATAAACCGCCGTTAATTAGAGGATTTACCCCCTGAAGAACATTCTGGTCAACAGGGCCATTAAGGGCTTGATTAATTTCTTTTCTAAAAAATTCAGATGCAGAATTTTGGGTTATATCAAGCGCATTATTAGTTTTCATAAATACTATGAAAGCTTTACTAGATCCTTTGTCAATAACAGTTTCCGTCTCCCACAAAACTGTTGGAGGGAATGCAGCATTTAATAAATTATTATTAGCTGCGAATACCCAATCAGGGGAATTAATTTGAGCAGCAAGCCCTTGTTCACTACAAAGAAAAATTAAAATTCCCCCTCGTTCCCAAGGAAAAATTGTTAAACTAGTAACTCTCTCAGCACCATATATGGTAGTTGTCCCTTTCATTCCTCCTATCTTTTTGACTTTTCCTCGTTGGAATCTAATCCATTGTCCATCAATGCAATACTCGGATTGAAACGAAGTACCATCTCTTTGAATACCAGGGCTATATATTAATGGGTAAAGATTAGCTGTCATTAGTCTTTATCCCTCTTTGAAATACGATCAGTGTAGAGTTTTTGCGCATCTTTGTTTACGCTCTGCAAAGCACGACTATATAAAGCTTCAAACACCTGTACACGTTCGTCATCTTTTAAAAATGGGATTGTTTCAAGCAGACAAGCATATAAAAGCAAACTCGGATATCTTAAAGTTAAAAAGTTTTCAGGGTTTTGGGCATTAAATAAAGGCAGTGCAAGATAAATCAATTGCAGCGGATATGCGTAATCAGGAGTAGGAGCAAAGAAAAAATTATTATACTCTAATGCATTAGCATAAAATTCTGGCGTTCCTGTCAGCACTGACTTTGGCCAATAGCTTCTACAAAACTCTAAACTTCTTAGCAGCAAAAAAGATGTAGGAGCTGGATTTAATCTATCATCAATTATACTAAAGCTAACTGTTTCTTTCCAATCTGCCGGCTTTGCTAGTAATGGATTGTTTATTACCAAGTTCCCGTTTAAAACTTTTTCAAATCCTATACTTTTTGCTTCTGAATAAATTCGATTCACTCCTTGATTAATAAAATCAGGAATCTGGTCGATAAAAAATTGATCGGTCCTATTTGAGTAATTTTGTATTTGAAGACGTAGAGAATTATAATTCATGTTATTTTCCCTCTCTTTGTCTTTGGCTATTTAAAGAGTAAGCTGTTGTAGGAATGCCAACCTTTGTTAGAATTGACTTTAAACTTGCCTCATTTTTAATTGAACTTACAGGAGTTAAGAGCAACTTAGCTATATCTGGCTCTAGCAACGCTTGTTCTAATAGACGTGTTATTTGTTGCTTTTCATAATTTTTAGATAACTCATATACCGGCGTTAAATATTTCCCACCCGGTATTTTATTTATAATTTTCTTCCCGATAGATTGTTTTACAGGGTTAGTAAGATTTTCTAAAAGAGTAGTTTGCGACTGGGTATTAGAGCCAACGGCTCTCCCCACCGTTGCAACCATATTACGCCTTTTTAAAACGCTTTTTACATCATCTAAAACCTTAACCTGGTTTTCATCAAAAATATATTGAAGCTTTCCTTTGTTTTTCTTTAAAAAATTATTTACTTTGTTATATGACAGATTCTGTTGCCCTAGCGCATTAGCTGAAGCAAGTTCAGAGGTATTTAATAACTTATCAACTACAGAGCCTCTTATCATATCAATAGTTTTCTTATCTTTTCCTACTTCGGCCATTAAAGCCTTTGTATTATTTAAACTACCACGCAATATCATGTCGGGTATTTGCTCTGGAGAAGTTAAAAACTCCTGGCCAAAAGTATCTTGTTTAACAATCTTTCCTAATAATGGCTCTTTTTCGATAGCAGAAACGGGTTTAGATAACTTAGCATAAGCAGACCGTGCTATTGCTTCCTCGGGTATTTGAGCCATGTCTGCAAGAATATTAGATTTGGCTTCTGACAAAGCTCGTACCACTTCATTATTACCGGATTTTTTAGCCGCGCCAATTCTCCCGGAGATGTCTTTTAAAGCGTTTGTTAGTTCAGCGGGTACAGGTTGACCTAAAACCTCTTTTTGAAGCTGCGATCGCGCCCCTTGTCCTAAATTACCGTATAATTTATCAAAACCTCGCGCCTCACCTTTAGATACCGCATTACTTCTAATGATATCTTCAACATAATTGAGATTATTTTTTATATCTCCTTTTGCAAATTCACCTTCTCTTTTTAGAAAAGCTTGTGTATTTGGAAGATCAATACCTTGCTTCAGTTTATTTACTTCTTGATAAAGAGGCTCTGTAACATTTGCTCTGGCTTGTTTTCTATTTTTTAATTCTCCAAACAGATAATTTCTAATAGCCTCTCCTTGCTGGGTCGTTTCTAAACCTATTTGAGGCGATAATTGATTTAATTGTCTGTTAATAATGCTATCGGTAATAGCTTCCTTTTCTGCAATAGCCGGAATGTTAGGGGCTAAAGCTCTATGAAGGCCTGAAATACCTGTATTTTGAGCTAGTTCGGCAGTGTTAAGCTTAGTATTAAAAGGAGTGGGGGCATTTAAATTCTCAAGTACTCTTGGGATATTTTTTTCACCTACTTTTTCTTTTAGAATATCACTTGCCGCACTCTTTATAGCTTTTTCTTGACCACTTTTGGTAAATCTGTTTAATAAATTGCCAGTTCCTTTTATAGAACTTGAAATTCCTCTTGCAGCTGTTGGCAAAGCAAATGCCGATCCAAGATCAGCAACTAACGGATCAACTCCACCTTCTTGCAAAGCCCCACTAGTTGCGCCGATACCAGCTCCTGTGCGGGCTAATTTTACCGCATTCAATGCACCCGCTCCTTTACCAATCATTCCCCATGGTCCTAATGAACCAGCAAACTCAGCGGCATGTGACGCTACTCTTTGTCCACTAGTTGTAGGTTTAGGTTCTAAATCAAAACCTGTTTTTTCTTTTAGGTAGTTTCTTGCACCACTAGAAGTTGGAATACGAGAGCTTAAACTATTAATCTGAGGAGTTTCTATGTCGGAACCTGGATATCCCATTAGTTCCATCTTTCTTCTTTCTGCTTCGGCCTGTCCTCTAGCTAATCCTTCTATTCCTTGAGCCGCTAGATTAGGGATATCAGCAATAGAACCTAACCCTTTTAAAGCAGATTTACCTAGAAGAGCAGACCACGAATCGCCTTCTTCTTGTTTTTGAGATTGAATCCTATATTTGTCATAAGATTTTACCGGTAAATCCTGAGAAACTTTTACTCTATATTTGTCATAAGATTTACTCATTTTTAGACCTCATTAAAACCATCATTGATTGCATCCATAATAGCCTGCTCATCATTAGCAGGAATTTTAATTTGTTGGCCGTTTTGATCCTGCATAAGTATAAAATCTTTGCCACTCTCTTCTGAATTTATATCCATATCTTGATTTTGAAGAGCCATATTTTCCATTTCATCTACATCATTAGGATCTATACTGATCCCTAAATCAGCACTTAGTTTTGCCGCTTTGTAGTAGGTATCCATCTCTTTATTGATAGATCCCATTTTCTCTTTTATGGTTTCGTAATCGTCATGTTTTATATCAGGAAAATTCGGCTTTAAACGATCGTACATCCCCTGACCTAATTTACCACCACCAGCTTTAACAGCTTCTAAAACAGCAGTTAAATTACCCATCTTTGCAGCTAAATCTTTTCTAGCCGCAGTTTCTTTTTGAAGAGTCTTTTTATTACTAAATTGACCAAAAAAATCCTTTACTGGATTAGTTATTCCTGAATAGCCTCCAATTGGTTGGAAGGTATTATCTTTTGTAAGTTTTTCTAACTCATCCCAGCTTTTATTAATTTCTTTGACAGCTAAGTAAGTATTACCTGCCTTTGTTTTAAATTTATTAGCTTGTCTTTGTTCTATTTTATCTAATGGACGGAAAGATTGACCCTTATAATCTATTAATCCATCTTGACTCCCCCCGCTGGAAGTCCTGGCATTAAC